GTCACCTGTAAGGTCACCAGTAACATTACCTGTGACTGTTGTAATTGTAGCAGCATCTGCATAGAAGTCAGACCAACGGATAGATGTAGTACCCAAACTGTACAAGCTATCTGCTTCAGGATTTAGTGCTTTAGCTGTAGACGTAGCAGCTACTAGGTTACCTGTGACATCCCCTGTCAAGTCTCCTGTGACATCTCCCGTGACATCCCCAGTCACGTTACCCGTCAAGTTTCCAGTTACGTTACCTGTAACCGAACCTGTAACATCACCAGTAAGATCGCCAGTGACATCGCCCGTTACGTCACCTGTAACATTACCTGTTAGGTTACCTGTAACGTTGCCAGTGACAGGTCCGACAAGAGAAGTACCAGTAATTGTTGTGCCTGTAATTGCAGCAGCAGTTGTCCCACCTATAGTTGCACCATCAATAGTACCACCATCAATGTCTGCAGTGTCAGCTACAAGGCTATCAATGTTAGCCGTACCATCTATGTATAGATTACGCCACTCAGAACCTACAGCACCAAGATCATGAGTATCATCAGCAGAAGGAATAAGAGCAGAGGCAATATCCGCAGTAATTGTAACCGTATCAGTATCTGCATCACCAAGTGTGGTATTACCATTAACAGTAAGATTACCAGTAATTGTTGCATTCTCATGAACCTGAACTGTGTCGATATAGCCAATACCATCAACATACAAATCTTTAAACTCTAGTGAAGATGTACCAAGGTCAATGTCGTTATCTGTTACAGGAACAATAGCACCGTCTTGAATACGGACTTGCTCTACTGCAGCATCAGATACTTCACTAAAGAAACCAACTCGGTTATTTGTTGTATCAATCACAACTTTGTTCAATGCGTCAGTATCAGCAATCAGTGGTACGTAAGCACCCTCTGTAGAACTGCCATCGTGTTTGTGACCACCTGATAGAGCAAATGCATCTCGAATCGCATTAAACTCTGCGTTTACTGGTGCAGCCTTAATAACCGCATTTGCGATAATGTCAGCTACTGACTGTCTGCTATAACCTGCCATTTACAATCTATCTCCTACTCCAAATGTAATCACTAGACCTTGAATACTGTGTGATGCACTGGAATCATTAGTTACGAATTTTAAAGAGGCTGACTTACCTGATCCAGATATGTTAGTACGTTGAACTGGTGAAGGGTTACCATCAAATATTGCGGTGCTATCGTATAGTGCTTCATTATAGTAAGCTGCTGCACCTTCTGTTGTTAGTGTAAAGTTTGTTGGGTTTAGTGTTTCTACATCTTCGTAATCATACACTGCCGACATAACAATTTCGTTATCACCCTCAGAACGTAGGTATGTGGCTACAGTATAGAATACCTTACGTTGCTCGGGGTCTTGCATGTGAAAGAACGGAGTTTGAAAAATACTAAAGATGTTTTCACCATCAAAGTCATTACCACGTTCTTGCCTATGTACTTTACCGTTGTTATCCCCATGAATAATAAATTCGTTTTGTCCTATGTACCCACTGTCAGCACAAGTAGCTGTGATACCTAGCATCTGACTATACTCAAACTGCAAACCGTTGGGTGTTTGTCTAAACCCACCGATAATACCTTGCGAGTCTGCTGCACCAAAGAAATATCTAAACTGCGTCTTTTGTCTAATTACAACAGCGTTAAGTGTATCTAGGTCAATGTCAAAGACAACATCTGTAAAGATAGACTGAATGTCTTTAGATACAGTTTCAAGATTAACGTCACCAATTTTATCTGTACCTGAGACTGGACGTAGACCATCTTGCGATAAGAATAGAAGATCACCACCGATCTCAATCACACTGTCTGTAGCCAAACAACCAAGGTCATCTGTAACTGTTTCTAAAACAAAGTTAGCTATGTTATTGCCAACAAGCTTTCTTATATTATTACTTCCAAAAATGTATAGAGCATCACGGAAAGGTTTGATTGCTACGATAGGGAAGCCCACGTTAATAACGCCTGACCCATCAGCAGCAGCAAAGCTAGTCTCATCGTATGGCGCACTAAAGTAAAGATTCGTCTTCTCATTAGGATCACCTGCTAAGAACATATGGTTTTGAAATACAGCAGAGTATTTAGGATCGTCAGGAGCATCTGCGTGAGTAATCTGTGTGTATGTAGTACCATCATATGTGGCTGCAGGGTTTACACCATCAGTCAGAATAACTTTAGAGCTACCCCAGTTATATTTAGTAAACCTTACCTTGGTTACACCTGTCATTGTAGGTGAGCCAGAAGTAGTTACTGCAACCCAAGCTTCTGAAGAATCATCCCAATAATGCAAGTAGTTATTACCACTCGCAGGTTTTCTACAGGCTAGGATACCATCATTAATACCGTTAGCTACACAAACACCTAGTACACTTGTATTGGCTTGACCTGTAACTGTGCCATAATCATTACTAAAACCACTGATCTTACGATAACCACCAGTAACAGCAGGTTCATAATTAATCAAAGAAATAGCAGAACCAGGTTGTGTCTCACCCTGTGACAGCACATCACGACTAGTGTTTAGACCGCCTTGGCAAAATACTTTAAAGGAAGCTAAGTTATCAGCCATTAGATCACACTGTTAAAAGTACTAGATGCAGGACGTTGTATTACAGTTGAACGAACATATAAGTTATCGTCCATTAGAATACGCCGCATTGATTTTATACCTTCTTCAAAATTTCTTTGGTGCATAGCTGCACTCTGTTCATTACTACGGAAACGCATAATAAACATAATAGCACCATCAATAACTACATGTTTAAAACGATCAGGTATTACCATAGTATCTGTATATAAAACTAAGTCATCAGGAAATGAAAAGTATACATACTCAACTTCATAAGCTGCATTTGTTATGGGAGTGATGCCAAACTTCTCTTCTAATGTTTGATAGACATAAATAGGTTTACCAATTCCATTTACTTGATCACCTTCATCATCTTGTGTACGATAATTCTGTAAGTAATCATTATACGTTAATGTATTTAAATGTCTAGGGGTATTATCTAATCCAGTAGTCTTTTTTAAGAAAAATGAATCCCAGTCTACTGTACCCATGTCTGCAGGAAAATCGTATGTGCGTTGTCCTGCGACTAATGTTTCTGTTTGTGTTGTCTTTAAAAATGGAAACTCTTGTCCATCTTGTAGTATAAGACGAATACTATTATTAACGGCATCTTTTGCAAGACCTTGAACATTACGTACAGTATCAAAGCCATCACCAGCGGTATCTAGTGTAACTTCATTTAAACGTCTTAGTGTGTCGTTTACTAATGTAATATACGTAGTTGCCATTTAAATAACCTTTAGGTAAGTCTAAAGGGGCCAGTTGCCCAGCCCCTTAGAATGTTTTAATTATGCAAGTGTATCACGAACTACTTCTGCAGCATGCATATTGCCAACTGCTGTTACGTCCATCATCACTGCCCAAACACGTAGTTTACCTGCAGTAAGAGCATCTTCTGTTGCAAACTTCAGATCAAGTGTATCATCTGCTGTTGCTACAAAAACTTGTGCCGCTTCTGCTGCTGGAGTTGCACCGTAAGTACCTGCTGCACCTGTAATATCAAGTCCATCAACATACTTATCTGCTACTGTAGCAATACCTAGATCAACAGTTGCTGCTGTTGCAGTACCTGCTGTTAGGATTTCAATACCTGCCGAAAGAACAACTGTTCCTTTTGGAATGTTGATCATTGTTTCGGTATCGTTTGCTGCGTAGTCAGCACCATTTGTAGAAATTTGAGCCGCAATATCCAACTCACGTTCTACTACGTACACTCCACGACCACGTTGTGAATTGCCTTGTGCAGGAAGGTCTGCTGCTGTATAAGCTACCATTGTTCAGTCTCCTTACGCCAAGTTATATGCTGCAGTAACGATTGCTTCAGGACGAAGAATCTTGCGACCGTATAGGTGCATACCACGAACAATATCTGCAAATGAGTCAGGGTCACGATATGTTTCAGTTTTGTTGATCTGCTCTGCAGTTGCAACGGCTGAATCATGACCTGCTACAATAACACCAAAGTTAGTTGCGTTTGAGCCACCAACAGTTGATGCACCAGTACCTAGTGAAGGTAGGTTGTTTGAAGTGTAAACACGGAAACCGTGTAGGTTAGTTACTGACAACCCGTTCTGTAGTCCTGAGCCACCGAAGTCGGCGTTCAATAGACGTGAGTCTTCATCTTTCAAGACTTCCATGAATACTGGGTCCACAACGATCCAACGACCTTGTGTATCAACATTCTGTTGGTCCATCAAACGAGACATACGTGCAAGAATTTGCAACGGGAATGCGTTACCTGCTGTTGCAGATTTCGCAGCAGTAGCACCACCTGCACGAGGCTCAATACCAATTGATTGGTTAGCTGTACCTGCAGTTCCTGATGTGTTTGTGAAGTCAGATGCGTCTAGTGACATAGATGTCAATAGTTCTGCACCAACTAGGTTAGCACCATCAGAAGCTGTAGCTACGGCTTTTGAACCGTTTACAGATGTGTTAACTGTGCTTGCATTTGCATGAAGCTCAGCTTGTGCAAAACCAGATAGGTATCCAAGAACTTCTTGGTCCATTTGGTCTGCCAAACGATACGCCGCACGATCAGATGCCAAGCTTTGGAAATTGACGTGACTATGAGCTTCCTCAATGTCGTCCACTTTAAACGCAAAGTAGTTAGCTTTGTCAATGGTCAATGAGAAATCCTCATCATCCAAATCTTGTGGTGTGATCTGTGTACCACGGTCATATTGTTTCACGGTGATCTCAGGTTCTTTAATGATTTTAACTGAATCACCCATGTTTGCAATCTCTCCGAAATAATCAGAGTTTGTGATCGCCTCAACAACAGATGCCTTGCGGAATGCAAGTTGCACCTGTTTGGAATAGATTACTGGACTAAAATTACCATTGGGTAAATTGCCGTAACCTGATGCTGTTGAAAATGCCATAACATTTCTCCTTAAAAGCATAAACAGATGCTAAACACACAGAGTACTATATAGGAGGCTAGACATCGTAGGGTGCGTAGTTTATAACACTTGGCCTTTGTGTTACAGCTACGGGCCATGAATTACTAGGTAAGTCCGTAAGGTCTGTTGTTTGCTGGGGAATATAGGCTACACAGGTATTCCATTACTGGGGCTGCATAACCTATTATACATATAGTTATATCACAAATAACTATAATGTCAATACTTTTTACCTAGCTGAACCAGATAAATCGTAAATAAAGTTTCCAGTGCGAATAGCTTCCATAATGTTATCAGCATTACGTTCGTATTCTTGTGGAGACATTTTTTGTACCTCAGATTCCTTAATAACATTTCCCATAGCATCGGATTGAGGCTTGCTACGTTCATTCCGTGTACCCACAGAACGTGCAGCATCTTTTGATGAAGCAGACTTTTTAGTTGTAATATTACGGTCTGCTTTATACAAATCAATTGCTCGTGCAGCAGAACGTGCATCTGCATCATTTTCATAAAGAGCATCTTGAACCCACTTAGGTTGTTCTTCTGCCCATTCATGAAAGTCATCACTGTCACGAATAGTACCAAAATCTGGATGCAGCTTTAAAAGTTCTACTTCTGCTTTCTCACGTGCTGCATTGGCTTTCATCTCGTCGATTTCTTTTACACGATCTTCAAGACCTTGTGATTGTTCTTTTGCTTTTTTGATTGCAATAGTTTCAACGATAGCAGCTACATCTGGATACTTGGTTGCCCAAGCTTCAATGTCTTCATCAGACTTTGGTAATTTAATCTCACTCTTAGTTGCTTGATTTAGTTGTGTTTCAAGAGCTTTAATACGATCTTCGTATTCTTTTTCTTTTTGTTGTTGGTGCCTACGTAGATCACCGTAACGTTTCTTAAAACTTTTTTCTTCAGCATTAGCAGGTTCAGCTTCTTGTGGTTCTTGCTCCACTGCTTCACCTTTTTGTTCAGCTATAAGCTGTTCTAGTTCTTCTTCTTCTTTTTTTAATCGTTCTTCATTTGTGTATTTACGATTAGCAAAAGCTACTTTTTTTTGAGGCTGCATTTCTTCAGCCATAATTGTGTCTGACATTTTGTCTTCCTTACTGGGGCCACCGTAGCCTGTTGGTAGGGGGATGGGTAGGCCAGTCATATTAGTGTTTGTAGTTAGGTACACTAAACCTAGTCATCATCTCCACCGAATATACCAGAAAAGAAATTACTAACGGCATTACTAATTTTTTCACCAATAGAAGTTCCACTATTACTTGGTTTGTTACTATCTGATTCAGTATCTGTGTTATTATCTGCTGCTTCTTTGTCCTGTGCTCGTTGTACACTACCACCAAACTTTTTAGCTTGTTCTATATCCCACTCAGAAAGACCCATAGCCCGACCTTCTGCATCTGTCATATCTTGATCTATAAAGTCGTTTTGTTTTTGGCGTAGTCTATTGATTGCAGTATAATGATTTACAATACTAACATTCCCAGATTTAACGGCATTATCATACGCCGCTGCTTCACTTGCACCTAAGAAACCTTCTCTGCTAGATATATTAGGCAATGTATAGTCAGGCTCATATTCTTGACTAAATGATTCTTTAAGGTTAGAAAATGCTCCTGACAAACCACTTCCTAGTTTTTGCAAGAAGTTTTGTTTTTCACTTTCTTGATCAGGTAATGTTAATTCTCGTTTTTCTATTTCTTTTTCTAGTTGATTGCCGTGTAGACTTGCTGCGGCACGGCCTACCATTCCAACAAATGGATTTATTGCACTAAGAGCTGTTAATACCGCTTTACTTTGTTGGTTTTGTTTATATGCATCTAACAGTACATCATCTTTCATGTCTTTAATTGCAACACGGCTTTCTTGTTGTTTTTTAGAAACAAGATCAGCAATACGTTGACGACCTGCATTATTATCATCTCTGTTTGTAAGAGGCGTAACTTGTGTAGTTTGTACAGATGTAGATTCAAGATCATCTGATTGAGATTCATAATCTTCTAAAGGAATAAACCCTTCAGGAATATCTGTTACAGGATTGCCTTGGTAAAAACTAATTGTTCTGCGTTCACCTGTTTCAGGATTAATGTACTCTTTTGTTGTGTATACATCCTCTACAGTATCAAAAAATTTGTTTTCTGTCGATGCAGTACTTACACCTGAAGAAGTATTAGCAGCAGTTTGCGTTGTTGTTGTTTTAGGTGCTAGGCTACCATCATCAAATGGTGTTGTTTGATTTGTTACAAACTTAGGAACATATCCACCTGCAGGAGAAGGTGCAGGAGTAGGTGGAGCTACAGAACTAGGTGGTGGTGTATATGTTGAAGTAGTCTGTTGCCCTTGATAAATAGAAGGTTGATAACCCATAATGCCAGTTGCGGGTGGAACATACGTACCTGCTTGTGCGTGTACCATACCACCTTGTGCCATTTCACGGGGTTCGTCTTCTATAGGTTCTGCACCTACAATGATAAGATCAGCAGGACCAAATGGAACGTCATCATCTAGTGTAGCTTCTTCACTATTACCCATTTGACCCATAGCTTCCATTTTCTTTAGGCCAAACTTAGCTTCATCACGAAGCTGCATAATCTTTTCTAATCCATGATAGCGTACAACATCAGCAGGTAGAACAAACTCACCCTCACTTAGCATAGCAGGAATATCATCACGTACTTCTTTTTTAGTACTTCCAGTAGGAACATCATTTCCTGATTCTTCGTCTACCATGCCACCTTCATCTTTTAGACCACCGTCTTCAAAGAGTTCCATTTGTTCTTCCATAGGAGTACCACCTTTATTAAACTCAAGAGAATCACTACGGCTTTGTGCAGCCTCAATAGCTTCTTCTAATTCATCATGTGTGCTAGTAGGCTCTATCAAACCTTCATCTAGCAGTTTTATTAGTTGATCTTCAGAGTATTGTTTGCCGCCATGTATAGTAGGAATATTAATCCATTTACCTTTATATTCAAAAGTTGTAGATTTTTCAGATACCATTTCACCTTCAGGTGTTTCATAAACATCTCTACCTGCTTGTGTTTGTTTACCTGTTTTCTTTCCTACATCAGCCATTCTTTAATACTTCATCTCTTAATAGTTTTAATCTACGTAACTGATAGATAGCACCTTGTGCTCTATACACCGCAACAGGCTCACTAGTTTGTTCCATAGTACGGTGTTGTTGTGTTATAATAAAGTCTAAGTATTCTTCAAACTTAGACCATTGGGCTTGGTTGCTGACCAGCCCCTTGAGCTTGCTGAGGTGCTCCTTGTCCTGCATTACCACTAAATCCTTGTTCTTGTGGTGTTGGTGCCTGTCCTACACCTATATTTCCACCACCTGCTCCTGATGTATCCATTGGGTTTGCACCTGCTGGACCACCTTGTTGTTGTTGTTGCGCTTGCTGTTCTTGCTGGAACTGTTTCATTAGTTCAGCTTGAATAGCAGCTTCATTCATATTGTTGGTAACTTGTTCGGGGTCAAGATCAAGAGACTTTGCAATCTCACGAATAATGTATTGAAACTTAGCAAAAGGTGCAAGTGCAGGGTTAGATGATACTTGCAAGAATTGCATAAGTCTTTGGCTACGTACTTCATTAGCCATAAGAGACTCTGTACCACGTGCTTTAACTTCTAGGTCACCTTTAATTTCAGGATCAAAGTCAAACTGCATATTGAAGCGGAACAAACCCTCACCTAGTGGGCGAAGCAGATAATCATCTACGTTTTTAATAACATTTTTAATAGTACCACTCGCAGCACCCATTAGCATACTAATGCCACTAGCAGTACGACCTACACCCATAACACCTGTCTGTCCATGTGCAAAGGAAGGAAAGCCAGTAGATTCATCTGCAAGCACTCGTGCTTTATCAAATAGCTGTAAGTTTTCACCTGCAACATTCGGGAACTTAGTACCAAAGATAGCTTGCCCTGGGGCACCACCTTGTCTACGGAATACTTTGCCTGGGTATACTGATAAGTCTTGGCCTGGAACTAGATTAGTTTCATCTACCTCAATCAAAAGGTTACCAGATAATACAGCATTGTCAACCGCCATTCGCATAAAACCGTTCATCAATGTTTGGGTATCATCCATGTTTTCAGCAATACCTACACCAAAGAATGAATATGGGTTTAGTTCATAAGGCGATGCCATGTAAGGGATACGAGCAGGTTTGAATGGATTAAGTACCATACGCAATAGTTTATTGTTACAAATCCAAACGTTTGCCTGTAGTTCATCTACGTCTTGTAGCTCACGAGGAATGTCTACGCCTTGGTCAAGTAACATCTCTACGTCTACCATGCCCCAATACTCTAAGACTTCAAAACGTTCAATGCCATGTTCTGGTGCGTAATCTGCTAGATCATCTTCCCAATATTCTTTATCGTAGTTTTCTCCCATAGCAATTGCTTCATCAATAACTTGACTACGGAAGTATGGACGTTTCTTTAAACTACGCATTTGTGAACGAGATAGCTTGTGACGTTCAACTACATACTGCGCTTCATCCATATTGTTAGCATCTGGGTCTGGGTAAAAGTTCCATACAGATACATGGGATACTTGTGGAATAGTTTTAAACGTAGGCTCATACTCGCCTGTTTCATCATTCCAATTAGGGTATTCTTTATCTACAGCAAATGGACCTTTCATAACACCAGTGCCAAACAGTGCCATTTCAAATGCTGTGCTACGTAAATGTTTTGACGCAGATGATTCATCAAGTTGGTCTTGAATTTTCTTCTGCATCTTTTTAGCTGCAATCATAGCAGGGCTAAATGTGACAGATGTAGGTGTAGCACCCGCACCTTCTTTAACACCATCAATAGGTTCTAACTTTTCACGTAGTTCAGGGTTAAGTAACTCTTCTAACGTTTTAGATGTAGCTCCTGCAGGAATCTCTCTACCATCACCCTTAAAACCGTAAGGTGATACTGGATCAGTTCTTCGGTCTTCTTGTAGCTCTTTAGGAACTGCAGGATCAAACGTGACATTTTCGACTACTCCATCTGGTAATTCTGTTGGGTCAACTGTTAAAGGAAAATTATTTTTAGCAAACAATACATCTACAATCTGCCCATAAGCAGCTAGTGTTTTTGTTTTAGTAACTTTAATAAAGACACGAGACTTTTCAGCTTCAGTAAATTGTACTTCTGGCCCATATATACCACGATAGTTACGATAAGATCGCAGCCAACGTTCTTCATCTTGACGACGATAGTCTTCTGCACGATGATAGCGTTCCATAATAAATGGAATAATTTTAGATGTATCTGCATCTTCTTGTGTTGAGTCATCTGTATCCTCAAGAATTACAGCATCATCCTCAATAAATACTTCGTTATCTTCTGCCATTTATTTTTCCTTAATAACCAAACGTTGAGTCTGCTACTCTCATACCCATTGATCGTGTTGCATGTGGATCATAATCAAATATACTAAACCTTGGTCTTGACATTATACCATAACGTAAAGCATCATACAAGTGGTCTTCTGAGTGTGTGTCAATATCTTCTGGATTCTTTTTGTCCAGTGGTATAGCAGGTAACTGTGCTACCATATTAGTACAAGTATTAAAGAATACTAGTCTGGGGTTTTCTGTAAACTCGTCTACTTGTAAACGTCTATGTATTTCGTTCTTACCTGCTACACGTGAACCTTTAGAACGATCTGATGGCCTCCAACGGCATCCACGACTAATCATCTGTTCAGCAAGACTAGGGCCAGTATCACCACGCTTATGCCACAAAGAAGAGTCAAGAACTCCATACTTAATGTTTCCGTCTTCTGCCTCTAGGTCTAAGACCATATCGGCAAGGTCTGTTGCGAGTACTTTACTGACGTATAATTCTCTATATACGATAAGTTGCTCATCAGGCGCAACGGCAAACCACACAACAGCACTATGAGAACCATATCCATAATCGCAAGCCCTAAACTTTACCCAGTTGTTGGGTATCTTAAATGGTTCAATAACATGGACGTTACGATCAAACTCAGTGAAGGCTGCACCTTCTTTAATATCCCAATCACCTTCTAGTAGCTGCCTACGTTGTTGTTCAGGCAACGATAGTAGCATTGCCTCGTAGTCACCCTGCTCACTTAGGTAAGGATTGTCTGAAAGACGTGCAGGTATAAACCTACGTTTGAACAAAGGTTTTCCTGCCTTTGCATGTCCTGCAGGATATTTAAGTTCTTCACCTGTTTCAATATCAGTTGCATTAAAAGCTTTCCCTGCAGGAGATGGGTCAATAAACATTTTCTTAACCCAATGGTGACCTCTACCCCCTGGGTTTGTAGTTGCCCTCATAAAGATAGGCAAGTCGGGTGCAGTGGACCGTAGACGTGACCGCATGTAGTTCCATGCAAATGGGCTACCCCATTGCGTCAATTCGTCAAAGCCTATCCAGCTAAACGCTAGACCTTGGTAACGCAGAACGTCATCTTCCCTGTCTAGGTAGGACATCCACAATCTCGCACCAGATGGCGCAGTCCACTGCATCTTTCTTTCTGACCACTTAATTCCAGGCCATATCTTGGGATACATCTCTTGTGATTTAAAGATAAGTTCCCGTAACTCTTCTGTTGTGTGACGTAGCAATAGCCCTGAGAAACTAGGGTGACCCATATACCGTAAAGGGTCAGCTAACATCGCATATGATTTACCACCACCTGCACTGCCGCCATATAAGACTTCACGTTCACCTGCAGCAAGGAACTCTGTCTGTGGTCCTGCGTTAGGTTTAAAGATTACGTTGTGTTGTTCCTCAATAGGAATCTCATCAACTATCTTTGCAGGTTCAGGCTTTGGCTTCGCTGTAGTCCGTTTCCTCGTAGTCCTCGTCGGCTTTGGCTCCGAGTCTTGTGCGTTCAATTTCTTCCGCTTTGGCGATTGCCTTTTTCGCATAGTCTGCCCATCGGCGTAAGCTTGCAGCTTTGTTTTTTCGTTGTCGCTCATTTTCCAACCGTTTCCGTAATCCTACGTGAGATATATCTCTACCTGTATTTCGTGTTAGCCAATTAGCTACTTCACGATAAGAGTATTGTTTAAGATACTTTTGTGCCTGTTCAAGCATATCAAGTTCATGCTCAATAGGTAATAGTACGTCAGGATCGTCAGGGTCTACTTCATACCCAAATGGTATTGTCCTAGATATACGGGGAATAGGAACCCATTCGTTGTCTTCTTTTATGTCTGTTGGTTGGGGTAACTTCCACTGTTTAAGAGGTTTAGTCATCATCATCCATTTGTTTTGGTGGCATTAACATTACACCACCTTTTGCTTCTACTTGCATTTTCTCTGTTTTAACTAGGCCAGAACGATCTAGTAATTCTTTTGCTGCTGACATCTTATCACGAATACCTAACTCAGTAGGATCGTACAAAGCACCTACCATAGCCATTGCAGCTTTAGGAGCATTACGTGCCATGTATGTAGATGTAGCATCTATAATTTCTTCTTTTAAAGAGTTAATGATCTCCGTAGATGAAGTAGCATCCGAATATCCTGCTATTCGTTTAGCAACATTGATGTCACCACCTGCTTCGTCAAATAAGACTGCAAGTAGTTTCTGTTGTTTTTCTGTTAATGCTCGTGCCATTTTAACTCTTTCTTTTAAATAATGCAAGCACAAAGTTTGCTATTGATTGACCTATTTGTGTGGGAGTAGGAAGTAGCCATCCTAGTAACAGTAGTATCATCACCCAAGGTGGAATGTTTGTATTTGTAATATCCAAACGTTCTACTGGACCTGCTTCTACTTCTTTGGTTTCTGTTATAATATCACGTCCTGCATTATTGTTTTCTTCTGTTTCGTTTGTTACTACAGCTTGTTTGTTTTCTTTACCAAGCTGCGTATTAGCAGCAACGTTAGTTCCACCTGCAGGAATAAATGAAGTTAAACCACAGCTAGATAATAATAGGGTCAAGACCAACCATCTCATCTGCTGTCTGCAACTCTGTTTTGCCTTACTAAGAAGTCTTGCCACATAGGCTTAATCATCTTGTAGTTTTCTTCAACCTTGTAGGTCACAACTGCCATGTTAGCATTCATCTGATAGAGTTGGAGACTACCCCAACCCAGAAGACCTAACCCTGCTACTGCTATGACCTCATTTAATTTCATGGCTTACATCTTCTCAAAATGTGGGGCATCAATAAATGGTCTACGACCTTGTGATCGACGCAAGTCAATATATGCATTCATTGCATCTTCTGCAGTGTCGTCATAGTAACGAATGTCACCCTCTGACCAAGCTGCGCCCCATTTAATAGGCACCTCTAATTCTTCTGCTGCAGTTGCCATAGCATCGCAGATGTTATCATAGACATTGAGTTCCCAACTTACGTTAGAACCAAAATAGGCTACAAGGTCTACAGCATGTGAGTATCCATCATCTTGAATAAGATGTTTAGATTTCATAGTTTGTGATCGTCCAGAGTTATACAGTTCCTGTTGCTCTTCCAGTGTACGTACACCATACGTCACACCAAAGTCTACATCCGTCAATTCAATAGCACGTTTAACAACTGCTACCATATCAGGATGCACACCATCTAGTTTATCTAATGAACGTTGAGAAAGTTTAAACATTATTTGGGCCTATTACGAAACATATTACGCATGTAAGAACGAGCACGTGCAGAACTTCCACGTGAACGTGTAGGCATTTCTCGTCTCATTCTTGAAGTAGAAGTACGGCGGGAACGTGTAGGCATCTCTTGTCTTGGCCCAACACGAGGCATTGTACGTCTAGTTTGTTGCCCACGGACAGGTGTACGACGAGTAGGTGTCCGTGTAGGTGCAGCACGAGTTGGTGTGCGACGAGTAGGTGTCCGTGTAGGTGCAGCACGAGTTGGTGTGCGACGAGTAGGTGTTCTTGAAGGCATACGTCTTGCTACTCTGCCTCTTGTAGGTCTACGACCCATTCTTGATCTACGTCCAAACATTATCTCATATCCTTTGTTGTTTTGTTGCCCATAGGCTTACCTGCCATATATGCTGTTGCACCCATGTAGGCGGCAACTACACCTGTCTGGGCAATATAAAATAGCCCTAGCAAATCTGCTAGAGCATTCACACGTGAGTCAGATAACATGGGAGTAAACAAAAATATAGTAAAGATAATCATCATGCCCATAGCTACCCAAGCCATAAACTTTTGTGATTCAGCTTTTTCTTCACGTAGCTCTATTTCAAGCATACGTTCTTTCATTGCTACTTCTTCTGGTGTTATCTTACCATCACCATCTACATCAAAATCTACGACCATGTATCAAGCCCTTCTGAAACGTTTGGCAGTTTGAGCAGCACCTTTAGGTTGTTTAGAAAACTGTTTACCTGCTGCAGTATCTTTTCTTTTCTTTGCTGAACTTGCCGCATATTGCGAACTAGACATAGCTTTAATAGCCGCCTCTGGTAGATAACGTTCTCCAGTAGCTTTTGGACCTTGCGTTGAAGGTTTACCACTTTTGGTTCTCCATTTTTGTTTTGTCCACCTGTCTAGACTTTGTTGTGATTTAGCTTTAGCCATTTGATATTAACCATGCAAAGAATATGATAGCACCGATACCCGACATTAATAACAGACCCGATAGTGACCAAGTTATAATAGCTTCCTGTATTTCTGCTTTACGATACTCTTGCTCTTTCTTTTCTTTACGTATCTTACCTTCAATACGTACAAGTTCATCCCAAGCTGATGGACCCATTACAAAACTAATATGATCCTTTAGCTCTTTACGCATAGCTTCTGCTTTACGTTTAGCTGCAAATATTTCTATGGCTTCAGCTTCAACAGAACCACCCATAGATTTCCACCACGGCGGGTTCTTTACTTGTTTTTCAGCTTGACCTAAGTCAGACATATGTCCTGCCCACTTAGTTAACTGACCACCCATATCTTGTAAGTCACGACCTACAGCTATGCCTTGTTTAATGGCGTTAAAGGCGACTGTGGCCCCACCGATTATTGTCACTGGGTCCATATCGCCCTCTTAACTTTTGTAACCGCCACCTTTGGCTTTATACTGTTTGGCTAACATTTGGGCTTTACGT